AGAGTTAAGCCAGTGCTCAGTCCAAGGTAGTGGATTATTTCTAAGGGGTTGATCGTATATAGGTTTCAAACCTATTGCCTTCATCCTCCTATTAGCAATCCACTCAACATACTGATGGAGTAATCTATCATTAAGTCCAATCATACTACCTTCTTTGAACAAGTAATTTGCCCATGCCTTCTCTTCATCCACACACTTCCTAAACATCTGTACAACAGTTTCCTGTTCTTCTTCTGCAATTTCTTTCATCTCTGGATCATCTTTACCTTCAGTCCAGTTCTTCAATATCTGTTGGGTAAGAACCAAGTGCTGACTTTCATCCCTAGCAATAAGAGATAAGATTTTAGCTGATCCTTCCATAAGTTTACTTTCACCAAAGGCAAAGGAACAAGCGAAGGATACGTAGAATCTAATTCCTTCAAGGATGTTAACGTTTGCAACTGCTTTGTATAAGTATCGTTTGAGATCTCTTCTTGTCCATTCTGCATTGATATGCTCCTTCCATTCTGGTCTCCAGTGATTACTTTGATCATATTCATGTGCGTAATTAATAAAGTCATCATAAGATTTTGTAACAGACTCTGCTCTTGAAAGTATATTATCATCCTCAAGTATAGTATCAAATACATCTGAAGGATCAGAGTATACATTCTTAATAATATATGTGTATGATCTGGAGTGTATCATCTCCATGAATTGCCACACTTGCATACATCCTTCTAACTCAGGTAGAGAACAATAAGGTATGAATGCCATACCAGGTGCTCTACCCTGAACTGAATCTAACATGATCTGATACTTCAAGTTAGAAGTAAAGATATGTTTTTGTAAATCATTTAACTGAGCATAGTCAGCACGATCTTTCTGAAGTGATACCTCTTCAGGTCTCCAGAAATATCCTAGTTGTTGCTGTGTCAGTCGATCAAAAGTTGGAAATTTATATTGGTCATAACGTTGAACACTTAATGGTGATCCAAAAAACATGTATTGTTTTGTAGTGTCAACAGCATTACGATTGAATACTGTCATACCATTTACTTCTTTAGACTGCACAGCTGTCACAGGTTTCCTCCTCGGTAGAATTTAATATATCATTAATAAGATTATTCACATCTTCCTTCTCTATATCATCACCATCTTTCTTAGCATCATATGTATTCTGATAATAAGATGTCTTCCATCCATACTTGTAAGTAGTTAAAAGATCATTTGCCATTACAGATACAGGTACTTCATTGTCGGGGTAATTCTCTGGATTGTATGACCAGTTACCACTGATTGCTTGGTCAAAGAATTTCTGCATCACTGCTACGATATTAATGTAACCTTCATTGCTAGGCATATCCCAGAGTAAAGTATAGTTATTCTTTAAAGTGGAATAGGAGGGAACAATCTGCTTAAGAGGCCCTTTCTTTGATTTCTTAACGGACAAGTAGTCTCTAGGAGGTTCGATTCCATTGGTAGCGTTTGACACAACGGAACTGCTCTCCGAAGGCATTTGTGCGGACAGTGTGCTGTGCCGTAACCCATACTCGGATATGCGTTTCCTAAGATGTGCCCAGTCACAAAGTAAGTCATTCGGTATTATCTCATCAACATCCTCTTTATATGTATCTATAGGTAAGATACCATCTGCATACTTTGTCTTACCAAAGTAACCGCATGGACCTTTCTCCATAGCAAGACGATTAGATGAAGTTAATAATGCGAATTGGAATCTCTCTGTAAGTTTATGAACTAAATCATAGGCTTCTGGAGAATCATACTTAACACCATTCTTAGCAAGATAATGTGCTAATCCAATGTATCCTATACCAAGTGATCTACGATTACTTGTACTCTCTTTTGCTGCCTTAACTGGATAGTCTTGATAATCTATCAAAGCATCCAATCCTCTTACTGCTAAATCACATAACTCATCTAACTCATCTAACTTATTAATCTTACCGATGTTAATAGCAGAGAGAATACACAAAGCAATCTCACCACTACCATCAATATGTTGAATAGGTGTAGTAGGTAGAGTAATCTCTTGACACAAGTTACTCATATTCACCTTGTCTTTAAAGGATGAGTGTGAGTTACAATGGTCAATGTTCATTATATAAATTCTACCTGTCTCTGCTCTCTCCTTAAGGAGATCAAGAATTAATTCTTGGGCAGAGATAGACTTCCTTGGGATTGTTTCATCTGCTTCATATTGTCTGTAGAGGTCATCGAATTCCCCAGTACCAAAACTATCGTAGAGGCCAGGAACATCGTGAGGACTGAAAAGAGAAATGCTTTCGTTACGTATGAATCTTTCATAAAATAATTTAGATATTTGTATAGAATAATCAAGCTTTCTTACTCTGTTGTCTTCTGTCCCTTTGTTGTTTTTGAGAACAAGGATGTCTTGAATTTCTTGATGCCAGATCGGAAAGTGGACAGTAGCTGAACCGCCTCTGATCCCGTTTTGAGTGCAGCATCTGACAGTTGATTCAAGTTTTTTAAGGAAGGGGATGACACCTGTGTGTTGAACTTCTCCACCACGGATTTTAGAGTTGATTCCTCTGATTCTGCCTGCGTTAATACCGATACCAGCCCTCTGTGCGACATATTTGCCAATAGCCATATCACTGCTAAAGATACTATCGAGGGTGTCATCAAGATCAACCAGAACACAAGATGCAAATTGACGAATGGGTGTTCTGACACCCGCCATGATTGGCGTTGGGATGTTGATTCTGTGCTTGCTGATTGCGTCATAATACTTTTTAATGTAATCTAATCTGTAAAATTTATCGTCATCTTGGAAGAGTGTAGCAGCAATCATTAGATACATGAACTGAGGAGTTTCATATACTTCTCCAGTGCTACGGTCTTGCACAAGATACTTGTCAACTACTTGACGAATACCTGCATAGGTAAAGAGATAGTCACGATCATGATCGATAAAACTATTTAACTTCTCCCACTCTTCATCGGAAAACTTATTTACTATACTACCATCATATACATTTAATTCAACACACTTCTTTACATGATCTAACAAATTAGGACGTTGATCTGGATGCCCTTGATAAACAGCTTTTCTAAGACTAAACAAGAGTAATCTAGCAGCAACATACTGATAATTTGGTGCTTCTAAAGTAATTAAATCATTAGCAGATCTAATTAATATCTCTTGGATATCTGATGTCTTAATTCCATCAAAGAATTGTAAACCAGAATTCATTTCTACTGCTGACTCAGATACACCTGCCAAACCACGACAAGCATGTTCAACAATATGATGAACTCTTTCTAGATCAAGAGGTGTAGTGTCACCACTCCTCTTTACAACATTAATTTCCGTTGCAGGTGTCATACCTTTTTCCATTCAGTTAATTTTACTTTTGCTTGTAAACCAGAGTATGTATTTGATTTTAACACACTCATGATATTATGTCCACCTAACACCATATCGTTGATGTCTTTTTCAACAATAGACGTTGGCCAAATTACTACCTTCTCTCCTCTATCAATTGATCTGGAGATGCGTTCGACGATTTCTCTATTGCGAGGTTCGTTATCATAAACCCAAATATAATCGCTCCAACCAAGCGTCCTGCTATCAACATCAGACCCAGCCATCGCAACGGAATTATCCAAGAGCGTGGAGTCAAACGGTCCTTCCACGATGTAGATTGGTTTTGTTGTATTGATTCTATCGAGTCCATATATTTTAGGTTTATTCTCATCCAACATAATAGTTATATACCTCATCTTATCTTTTGAATTCAAAGATCTACCTTGAAATCCAAACCATTCACCATCACTATTAACAAACGGTATTACTATACGAGGGTGGTCTTTGTCAATACTTGTAAAAGTAGGTTTCTGTGTGTTAACCCAAGTACAAAACTGGTCAGTAAAATAAAATAAGGACGGATCTAATTTCCGTCCTGAAAGGTATTCATATGCTAGGTGTTTTTTATTTAGTTCAGAAACTTTTCTAAGATTTCCATGCTTTTTAAATACTGGTTTTTCAAAACTTAATTTTGGATCAGCAACATTGCGTCCTTTACCAGTTAGTCCATTCTTATATCTCTCCATGACATACTCGTCATAGATATCATTAGCCTGTTCCTTTAAAAAATTACCAAAAGATCTACCTACACCACAATTGTGACATTTAAAAACGAGACCACTCTTCATAGTGAAGAGATAACCTCGTGCTTTATTCTTATACTTTTGTGAATCACCACAGTAAGGACATCTGAAATTAAATGTTCCTTCCTTAACTCTTTTGAATTTTTCAAACCTAGCAGAAATTAAATTTGCATAGTGAAGATCAATCACCCAATGAACCTAGTACTTTGAACCTCCATCATACTACTTTGTTGATCTGCTGTCAAGTTTCTGATGAGTCCTTGACCTGGTACACTAAGAATGAAAGATATAACAGCAAGACCACCAAAAATAGACCACATTTTCTTCTCCATGACACGGAGTCTGTCGTCAACTTTACGTATATCTCTTTCACATCCTTTCTTTATTAGGTCTGTCTCACGATTAAGTGCCCTGTGAAGACTATCCATCTTCTCAAACAGGACACCATCGATTCTATCTTGTTTATCTAATTTTTCATTATGGACAGCAAGAAGCTGTCCCATCTTTACTGAGTTCTCCTGCAGAGTATGCACCACCTTTTCCAGGCGTTCTAGAATAGCGGTGTTAACATCCATTAGCTGTCGGATTCACCCTTCACACCACCAACTCTTACTTTCTTTTTAAGATCTGCTACCTTAGCTTGTAATTGTTTTTGTAGTGCTTGTTTTTTTAATAATACTTTCTTCTTTTCAATGGCAATCTTTCCTTGTGCCATATCCTGCTGCATCTTTTTATCTTCTGTAGCATACAAACGCTTGTTTGCTTCACCAGCAGTATCAATATTCTTCATGTGTGCTGTACGTTTATCCATGAAGAACTCTGCAGCTTTTGCTGGCATGATTCTTTCAATCTTTACATCACCTCTATAACGAGGGTTAATAAGAAGACGCATCTTCTTTGCCAACTCTGATGGGGAATTAGCATATATTACAGTATCACCTACCTCAGGAATACTAACTTTATACTGAAAAAGTCTTGATCTAGGTGCTGGATTAACTCTATCTTCTTTCAATTTCTTTTTCCTCTTCTGCATTTTCTTACGGAAAGACATAATAGGATCAATTCCAGCATTAGGTCCAGTAGCTGCAGCATTGTGACTGAAGCCTGCTCCTCCTGCAGTTGCTGTTACCATAAGTGTCATATCTTTCTCAACTCCTCTTGAATTTCAGTGTCAATAGGTAGATCACACATCATCCCTAATGGATATTTATTCAAATATAAAAGTATAGTTTTCAACAAAGACCAATACTCCCTTTCCAATTTATAAAAGAGTAAAGGAGTTGCTGCGTCACCAAAAACATTATAAAGGATGATAAGATGATTAATAATAAGATGAGTCCTCAATGGACCACCTCTTACATAACGTTTAAGAAGACGCTTCAAGTATTTGAAGCGTTTTAAATCTTCATCAAAATCCTCACGTGTAACACAATGAGGATTTTCATAATGCTTAATGGCGAACATGAGGAATGTATCCTCATTAAGTTCGTCAAATTTCATATGTTATTATGCTGAAACTGTTAGTGTAACTGCTGTTAAACCACTGAGTACCAGTGATGCTGCTGTTGAACCATCTGCTGTGTCAGTAATTGTACCACTGTTAAGTGAGATGTTTGATCCACCTAATGTTAGTACGTCATCCTCAGCAACAGTTTGTGATGCTACTGTGAAACGCTTCCTGTTTGCAGTTGAACCAGTTGCAGTATAGGTAAGAGTGTGAGGTCCACGACCACTACCTGTACCTTGGTTACCATTAGCGATTACAACTTGAGGTGATCCAGCAACTGTTACCTTCTCATCCCATGTAATCTCAGCAGTAATTGTTCTGCTACCAGCTGCAATAGAAGATTGTACAATACGAATCTTGGTTACAGTAGGTGCAGCAAGAGTTGTTGACAGACCACCGATACATGCTAGTACTTCTGGTTGAGCATTAGCATTGTCATTACCTGTTGACTTAGATCCAGGTGCAACCACCCAACCTGAAGTATCGGCATAGACAGTTGCCTTGTTGTAGTCTGAGTTCT